TAATGAAAGCTTTATATAGGTTTATTATAGAACCTATTGATGGCAGATATAATAATGTTAAAAAAATAGGTGACAAAAACCTATTATTAAACACTGAAATGTCTAACCATCAATATGTAAATAGACTTGGCAAGGTAATAGCTTGTCCTAAAAATATTGAAACAGATATTAAGCCAGGAGATAATGTTATTGTTCATCATAATGTTTTTAGACGTTTTTATGACATTAGAGGCAAAGAAAAGAATAGTAGTAGCTATTTTACTGAAGATAAATATTTTTGTTCAGATGATCAAGTTTTTTTATACCAAAGAAACGGAGAGTGGCTAGCTCCTAATAACTATTGTTTTGTTCAACCTATTGAAGCTAAAAAAAATCTAAAAAATAATATAGAAGAACCATTAGTTGGTATTATGAGATACTCAAATAAAGAATTTATAAATATGGGTTTAACAAATAATACTATAGTTGGGTTTGCTCCCAGTAGCGAATATGAATTTATTATAGATAAACAAAGACTTTACAGAGTTTTTTCACATCAAATAACAATTAAATATGGGGCAAAAAGAAACGAAAAAGCTTATAATCCAAGCTGGATATAAAGCTGTTGAAGAATTAATAAAAGTTGCAAAAGAAGAAATAGTTGATACTGATGAAGATGTATCTGCAGACAGATTAAAAAATGCAGCAGCAACTAAAAAGCTAGCTATATTTGACGCTTTTGAAATATTAAATAGAATAGAAGAAGAAAAAAACATAATAGAACAAAAGCCAAAAAAAGAAGAAGATAATACTTTTAAAGGTTTTGCTGAAAGAAGGTCTAAGTAATGTACGAGCAAAACTTATATAAAATAATAGAACCAGTAAGAACTAATACTTTATTAAGATTAAATAAAGGTAAAAAATGGAAGTATGGTTATAATAAAGAACACGACTTAATTATAATAAGTAAAACTGGGCAAATAGGTGATATATATGAGATGCAAGGTTTAAAAATTGCTTTACCTAAATCACCTAAAAATATAAATAAAGGTATTAACAAGTGGCAGGTTAAAGAATATCCTAAAGAGCTAAAAAGAATAAAAAATATATTTGACTGGAGTAGTCGTGACAACGATTTTAAAAACAAGTGGGAAAAATATATTGATGAAGAGTTTAAGAATAGAGAAGAAGGATATTGGTTTTATAACAAAGATAAACTAAGCTATATAACAGGTACACATTATATGTATTTGCAATGGAGCAAAATTGATATAGGCAAGCCTGAGTTTAGAGAAGCAAATAGATTGTTCTTTATATTCTGGGAAGCTTGTAAAGCTGACCAAAGATGTTACGGCATGTGTTATTTAAAAAACAGACGTTCTGGTTTTTCTTTTATGGCATCAGGTGAAACAGTTAATATGGCAACAATATCTAGTGATGCTAGGTTTGGAGTTTTATCTAAAACTGGTAGTGATGCTAAAAAAATGTTTACAGACAAAATAGTACCTATATCTGTTAACTATCCTTTCTTTTTTAAACCAATACAAGATGGTATGGATAGACCAAAAACAGAGTTAGCTTATAGAGTACCAGCTTCTAAACTTACAAGAAAATCAATACAAAGCAAAGAAGCTGCTGTAGAGTTAGAGGGGCTTGACACGACTATAGATTGGAAAAATACAGGTGATAATAGTTATGATGGTGAAAAGCTAAAGCTATTAGTACACGATGAAAGTGGTAAGTGGGAAAGACCAGATAATATATTAAACAACTGGAGAGTGACTAAAACTACATTGCGTTTAGGTAGTAGAATAATAGGTAAGTGTATGATGGGTTCAACAAGCAATGCTTTAGACAAAGGAGGTGATAATTTTAAAAAACTATATGAAGATTCAGATACAAGCAAAAGAAATAGGAATGGACAAACTAAATCGGGATTGTATGCTTTATTCATACCTATGGAATGGAATTACGAAGGATTCATTGACGAGTACGGAATACCTGTGTTCGACACACCTAGCGAACCAGTTAAGGATGTACATGGAGACTACATCGATGTTGGAGTTATTGAACATTGGCAAAACGAAGCCGATGGATTAAAAAGTGATCAAGACGCTTTAAACGAGTTTTATCGTCAGTTTCCAAGAACAGAAGATCATGCTTTTAGAGATGAAACAAAAAACAGTATATTTAATTTAGTTAAAATATATGAGCAAATAGATTATAATGGCGATAGACAAGATAATGTAACAAAAGGAAACTTTCAATGGGTGAATGGTGTTAAAGATACTAAAGTTAACTTTATACCAAGCGATAATGGTAGGTTTTTAATATCTTGGGTGCCTGATATTAATTTGCAAAATAAATTTTATGATAAAAATGGAATTAAATATCCTGGCAATGAACACGTGGGAGCTTTTGGCTGTGATAGTTATGACATTACTGGTACTGTTGATGGCAAAGGCAGTAAAGGATCTTTACATGGATTAACAAAGTTTTCAATGGAAAACGCTCCGCCTAATATGTTTTTTTTAGAATACATAGCAAGGCCACAAACAGCTGAGATGTTTTTTGAAGACGTTTTAATGTCATTGTTTTTTTATGGCATGCCATTATTAGCAGAGAATAACAAGCCTCGACTTTTATATTATTTACGAAGAAGAGGTTATAGAGGTTATTCAATGAATAGACCAGATAGACTTTGGAATAAGCTTTCAGTAACTGAAAAAGAAATAGGTGGAATACCTAACAGTAGTGAAGATATAAAGCAAGCTCATGCAGCTGCTATTGAAACGTATATACAAAACAATGTTGGAATTAAGCAGAATGAAGAGTATGGTAATATGTATTTTAATAATACATTGAATGATTGGTCTAAGTTTAATATAAATAAAAGAACAAAGTTTGATGCTACTATAAGTTCTGGTCTAGCTATAATGGCTTGTAATAGAAACTTATATAGACCAAACGCTAGAGTTGAAAAACAAAAAGTAAATATAAATATTGCTAAATATAGTAATCAAGGTGGTAGATCAAAATTAATAAAAAATAATGGCTGAAAAAACTTACAAAAGTTATTTTCCTAGTCAAGTTGCTAGTGATTTAGAAAAAAATACTAACGAGTATGGTTTAAAGGTTGGTAAAGCTATAGAGTATGAATGGTTTAGAAGAGACTCTAGAACAGGTAGATACTATAACAACCTTAATGCTTTTCATAAATTAAGGCTTTATGCTAGGGGTGAACAATCTATACAAAAGTATAAAGATGAATTATCTATAAATGGTGATTTATCTTATTTAAATTTAGACTGGAAACCAGTACCAATAATATCTAAGTTTGTAGATATAGTTGTAAATGGCATATCTGAAAGAACTTTTGATATAAAAGCATATGCTCAAGATGATTACGGCGTACAACAACGTACTAAGTATTTAGAAGATATGATGGATGATATGAGATTAAAAGATTTAGACTCATATATACTTCAACAATTTAATTTAAAAACATCTACAAACGCTACAGAAGATATACCAGAGTCTAACGAAGAACTAGAGCTTCATATGCAGTTAGATTATAAACAAGCAATAGAAGTAGCTCAAGAACAAGCTTTAAATGTAATACTAGAAGGTAATAGGTACGAAGATATAAGAAAAAGATTAAACTATGATTTAACTGTTATTGGTATTGGATCTGTAAAACACGAGTTTACAGAAGCTGAAGGAATAAAAATAAGTTATGTTGATCCTGCTGATTTAGTTTATTCTTATAGTGATTCTCCATATTTTGATGATATTTATTATGTAGGTGAAATAAAAAACATACATATAAATGAGTTAAAAAAACAGTTTCCTAGTTTATCAAACGAAGACTTAGATGACATATTAAAACAAGGTCATCAAGATACTGATTTTTATAGAAAGTCTTATACTAGCAGTTATCAAAGAGATACTAATACAGTACAGTTATTATATTTTAATTATAAAACATATGCTAATGAAGTTTATAAAATAAAAGAAACTTCATCAGGTGGATCAAAAGTTATTATAAAAGATGATACATTTAATCCACCAGTAGATTTACAAGATAAG